AACTACATTTAAAGTTCTAAACGGTATTCATTTTGGTGTTCCACAGAAACGTCAACGTGTTTTCATCGTATCAGTACGCAATGATGTGCTGGAAGATATTGGTATGCCGTGGATGCTCGTTTCATCTTTATTTCCAGATGGTGCAGATGAAGAACCATCTGTGGAAGATGCTATTGGTGATCTAAGACTTGATAATGAAAATAGTGTTGAGGCACATGAACTGCGTGAAATCATGAAGAAAAGTGCTAAATACAAATGGTTGAAACGTCTACCCAAGAACCCTGATAAGGTTATGTCAGTGGGTGATGACGTAGTGGGTCCGTTTTATGACAAGCTTATTGCACATAGAACTAAGTGGAGAAAAGAAGTGCCGGAGAGGAAAACTTCATTTTTTCAGTCTCGCAGAGTCCCTTGGCATCAGGCAAGTCACACGCTGAGTGAACAGGGATTGCAGACTAGTTTGGCAGTAAATCTTCATCCCGATGAAGATCGTGGGTATACAACTAAGGAGGCTAAGCGCATCATGACGCTACCGGAAGATTATATTTTGACGGGAACTCTTAACGAACGCTTGGCACGTATTGGTCTGATGGTTGCACCCATGATGATGAAGTATGTTGCAGCATCGATTTACGAAAAGGTATTGGAGCCGTACAATGAAGTACATAACAGCAAAGACTGATTATGGTGAGAAAGAGACTTTCGAAAAGTGGAACGGTAAGTTCTATGATGAGTCTGATCTTGATGAGATTATTCATGTAACAGAGGACACTGTTATCATGCGTCCAGATGCTACACTTGACGGGCCCGGTGTTCCTATTGCTTATGTGGTAACAAACGCATTTCCGAATGATGATATGCGTGATGTTCTCTACGGCATCGAAGAATCATCTACTATGCGAGCAAACTGCGCTGGTCCTATTGACCCTGTTGAGATGGCTGCGAAGGGATTGATTGAGGGTGAACACTACAAACTTCGATCTCCCAATTCGTACCATGTGAGAGCAAAAAATGGAAAGTGGGGTATGATCGCATATGCCAACGAAATTAATAGTGTAATGATTGGTGCAAAGCGTGGACGTTTCACAGGAAAAATTAACATATCCAATGAGGAGAGTTGGAAAGCACTGAAACCATTGTGTGTTGATGTTGAACGTGCATTTGAGAAAGCTGCACCAGAGATTTACAATAGACAGAAAAGGTTCGCAGAAGAAGCAATCGCACCAGAGCATCGTCATGGTATGATCACCACCCTGAGTGCTAATCGGTACAGTGCAATGCAGAGTAAAGCAATGGCGGTCCATTCTGATGGGAAGGATGTTGAGTATACAACTATGAGTTGTCATCGTCAAGGTGATTACGAGGGAGCGTATCTCTCATTCCCTCGTTGGGGTGTAGGTCTTGATCTCCCAGATAACTGCGTGTGTATCGCTGATTCAAAGAGTTTACACTGTGTTACACCTATTCGTGGTGCAGGGCAGAGGTTCACCACAGTGTGTTATACAGATTTAAGTGCAGCCACCATAGGGAATATGGGTAAGTCAGAACGCCTGATTGGTCGATTCGCAAAGAAAGAAATCGGCAATTTAGAAGAGTTTTTTTGAGTTTCCTTTAGAATTAAGCACTTAACGGCCGAGATTTATCTTGACAACGCTTGATATGCCGTGTATACTTAGGTATAAACTGAGAAAACAACGAAGAGTGATAAGACATGACTGCCTACACAATGACTAAACGGTTGAAAACCTATCGTGAAAAGAAGACGATTGACGAAACCTACACGATTAAGGAATTTAAGGAAAAGATTCTTCCTTTCACTGTTCGGGATACAGCTGTACAGCGTGAAGCGATATGGGATGCCCTAATGAAGGCAGGATATATCTCTACTGCAATTGTTGGTTCTGGTAAGTTTACTCCTATTCATATTTGTTCGTTACCTGATTTGTTAGAAGTTGCTATCAAGGTGCGTGATTTTGCTTTTATTAAGCGCCTTGAGAAGTTTATTGAAGCAGGATATCTCTACGCTCACTTGGACGGTGGAAACCGCTGCGATACTTTTGTTGATTTCTATGATAATCTTGTGAAGTGTGAAGCTGCTGACTATTCTTTTCTTCCTGTGTACATGGAAAATGAAGACGGTGAAGAAGTTATGGTTGAGGATGCTTATGTAGAAGCAGTTGAAACTCCTATGACGTATGATGAACTTATGGAGAATCACCCTAAGATCATTGAGAAGATGGATAACATGACTTTGATTGTTTTTATCTACACTGATTTGTCTTCTGAAGAACGTGCAGATATGTTTAAGATGCTCAACAATGGTGTAAATCTTAATGCTGCAGAATTTCGCAATCCTTCAAATTCTGATGTTTGTATTGGTATACGAGAGTATCTTAACATCAAGCACAAGAAACTTTTGATTGAATCTGGAATGATTACTTCCGATAAGGCAAAGCGCTTTGGTGCTTGTGAATTGATGGCAAAGTTGGCAACGGTCTTTTCTGATAAATCAGAAAATCCTACTGTCGGTGGAAAGAAGGAATTGGATACTGCATATATTGTTAATTCAATTTGTGATACTGAATTCGATAAGTTCAATTCTTTCTTTGAAACTAAATTTGTTCCTTACTTGAAGATTATCAAGAAGGAAGGTTATGATTTGGGTAAGGCTGCATTTTTCATTGACTTCTTTGTTCTGCTGAAGAATCTTGAAACTGGTGGTTATAAGTTGCCTGAGATTGACAATCCTTCCCGTGATGAACTTATCAATGAGGTCATGGCATTGTTCCTTGTTAAGTGTGCAAACACTAAGAAGAAGTATAAGATCAAGGAAGGTACGACAGCAATCTATGCTGGTTTGTTTTCTAAGACTAACTCTGCCGTCACTAAGTATCGCTTTAAGGAAGTAAATAAGTATTACATCCCTGCTTTGATTGAAAAGGGAATTGTAGTCAAGACTGATCCCACACGCCTTTATGATAAGTTGACTGCAAAGCCTAAGTTGTTTGTTAAGTCTGGTGGTAAGACTACTGACGGTGTTACTATTAAGCCTGCTCTTGCTCTTAACGCAAAGGTGTTTGCAGCTGATCACTCTGATCTGCCTTGGGCAAAGGGTGGTGGAACCACTGAAGAGAACGGAAAGTTGGAAACCGTTGAGTATAACAATGAAAAGAGTGATAAGGTGATTGTTACTGCATGATAATAATGATCGGTGGAGTTCCCTGTTCTGGGAAATCCTCTTTAACAAGAAACATTCTTAGTGAATTGGGTTCGGGTGAAATGCTCGAACCCATGAAGCTATTCCCATGTGAGAAACGTGGGGATGTTCTCGTTATTGGTCGTTATCCAGATGGTGAAACCTTTGGTGGGACTGATCGTATATCCTATGGTGCAATCTCAAAGTTTCGTGATTTCATAGATCAAGAGGCACCCAAACACAAACACATATTCCTAGAGGGGGATCGTTTCTTTCGTGCTAAAGACATTGAGTGGTTACTCGACAATCATGATGCAAAGGTGTATATTCTCACTGTGAGTGCAGAAGAAGAAAAACGCAGACACCTAGAACGTCAAGACACACAGACAGAAAAATGGTTACAGGGCCGTCATACTCAGATAAGTCATATATTAACCAATTTCATGCTGATGGAACGGCTTGAGGTTAGACCCAATGAAACTAAGTCTGACAGTGATAATATAAAAAACGAGATATTGTATATTATCAATTGACATACTTAAAAATATGCTATTGACACACATCAAGTTCCATGTTATATAAATAGAATATAACACACATGGAGCAGTTGAATGTCTAATCTCAATCACTATGTCCGGCAATTACGCCCCCGCACAGAATCATATATCCCCCATGTCGATAGGATTCAAAATATCTTATCTGAGGCAAATAGAGGATTTCAGTATGAACTTGATATTTATGAAATATTAAAGGGTCAAAATCTAACTCCTCCAAATTTTAAACCAGCAGGTGGCGGCCACGGGCCCGATGGTATGTTTATGTTTCATGGAAGACCATATAATTTTGAGATTAAACTAGATCAAGCTGCGGATTATGGTCAAGTAGAACTAAGATATAAGAATGGATCATGGGATTTTGGTGGAAAAAATGAGGAAGCTAAAGCGTTATATAACTCTGTAGGCGTACTAGATTTTGTACGAAAAAATTGGGATAAGAGTGGCGCCCCTAGAAAAGAAACTATTTCTACAAAAGATTTTACAGAAGATGATATGAAATATGATTATGCAAATTTTAAAGATGCTTTCATGTCCATTCCTTCAAACGCATTATCAGACCATTATGCAAAGAAAGGAACCTATTATATTCAAGTTGGTAAATCTGGTTTTTATCACTTAAAAAAAGATGATGCCAAATTAGGTACACCAAAATTTGATGCTACATTAAAACTTAGAATTAGAATAAAAAGAAGGACAAGTAGAAAATTAAATGGATATGGATTTTTAACCGCTTTAAAAATAGATAAAAAAGCATCCAAATCAAAGTTTGATTTAGATACAGACTTAGAATTTTTAAGAAAATGATATCATTCAAACAATACTTAGAGGAAGCATCTGGTCTTGACCTTGATCTCAAAAAGATGTATATGTCATTCAACAGCATATACTTCGATAATGAACTTCCAAAAGACATTCCTATTAGTTGGTACAAGAGTAAGCGTCTAGCTGG